AGCTAACCTAGCACAAGTAAATCCACAGATTGTTCAGTCATTGAACACTCAGGATTTAATAAAACGAATTGCTACTGGCTTAGGAATAGACACAGAAGGCTTAATGAAATCAGAAGAAGAATTAGCCGCTGAGCAAGATGCAATGATGAGTCAAATGCAAAACCAGCAAATTATGGGTATGGCTGAAAAAGCTGTAGCTCCTATTGCTAGTGGCATTATGAAACAACAAGAGGAACAATAAACATGGTAGATAAAGTAGAAATAACGGCAGAACAAACTACTGCTGAGAAACCTGTTGTAGAAGAAACACAACAGACAGAACAAACAAACGAGACACAGTCCACACAAAGTAAACCAGAAGGTTTGCCAGAAAAATTCAATTCAGTTGAAGAGCTGGCTAAATCATATTCTGAGTTAGAAAAGAAACTTGGTGAGCAATCTCAACAAAGACCATCACCTTCTAAACCAAATCCTAGTAATGATAAGGCAACTTTAGAAGTCGCTGAAAATGCTGTACAAGATGCAGGTTTAGATATGGCTACTCTTCAACAAGAGTATTCAGAAAAAGGTGAATTAGATGCTAAGTCATACGAGGCATTAGAAAAGGTTGGTATTACAAAACAATATGTTGATAATTATATTGCTGGCCAGCAAGCGTTGGCTGAGCAAACGGCATCAGAAATAAAAGAAACTGTAGGTGGTAATGAAGCATACAATGAGATGGTTCAATGGGCTTCTACAAATATGACTGATGGTGAAAGACAAGCATATAATAAAGCTGTAAACAGTCCTGATAAAGAAACTGTTAAACTTGCAGTCAATGCACTTAAAGCTCAATATGAAAGAGCAAATGGTGTTGAACCTAGATTAGTAGAAGGTAAAGCTACACCAACTGCTGAACAAGGTTTTCAATCTTGGGCGCAAGTTACTGAAGCTATGGCTGACCCTAGATATGCTAAAGATATAGCATACCAAGCAGAAGTAAAATCTAAACTAGAAAACTCTAACTTATAGGAGAAAACATGTACGGTAAATCTAAAGGAAAAAAAATGTTAAAAGGTAAACAAAAGAAATTACCTATGTCATTACAAAAGAAAATAATGAAAGCCAAAAAGAAAAAATAATATGGCTAAACGTGGATTATACGCTAACATACATGCTAAACGTAAAAGAATAGCAGCTGGTAGCGGAGAAAAAATGCGTAAGGTTGGTAGCAAAGGTGCACCAACTGCAAAGCAATTTAAGAGAGCAGCTAAGACAGCAAAGAAAAAATAATGGTTGCCAAGAAATATCAAAGTCCTTCTGGCGGCTTAAATGCCGCTGGGAGAAAATATTTTAAAAGAACTCAAGGTTCTAATTTAAAAGCTCCTGTTACAGGTAAAGTAAAAAAAGGTTCTAAAGCTGCGGCTCGTAGAAAATCTTTTTGTGCTCGTATGTCTGGAGTAAAAGGTGCTATGGTTAAAAATGGTAAACCTACTAGAAAAGCATTAGCACTTAGAAAATGGAAATGTAATTAATGTCATTATTAGGAGAAAAGATATTTAGACTTAAGAGTCTAATAATGAAATGTCGGGAGAAAGGTAAGTTTTCTCTTGCCATTAAGTTAGCTAATAGGTTAGCTAGCTTATAGTTGTGCACTCTTATTAGAGGGCAACTGCCAAAACATAAACAAAGTCTAACGACTTGACCGCTTGCGGGCGACAATCTTGTTTGTGAAACTGGAGTATATGTAGAGGCTTTTATAAACCTAACGTCAAACCATAAAAAGGAGAACTATTATGGCAAACGCAACCCCTGTTAGTGTTGGTAAAATCAACGCTGGTGGTAGTGAAGACGCTCTGTTTCTGAAAGTTTTTGCAGGTGAGGTACTTACTTCATTTGAAAGAGCTTCAGTTACTGAAGGTGCTGAAATGGTAAGAAGCATTGCTTCTGGTAAATCAGCAACTTTCCCAGTAATGGGTAGAGTAGGAGCGTCATATCATACTGCTGGTGCAGAAATTACTGGCTCTGACGTAAACCACAATGAGAAAGTCATTACAATTAATGACCTTCTATTATCTTCAGTATTCTTATCGAATATCGAAGAAGCTAAAAACCATTGGGATGTAAGAAGTGCATATTCTACTGAAATCGGTAGAGCACTTGCTTTCCAAAAAGATAAGCATATCTTACAAACTATTGGTCAAGCAGCACAAGCATCTGCAAACGTATCTGATTCAGGTTACGGTGCTGGTACTGTTATCACTAATACTTCAATCGCTTCTGCAACAGCTTCAACTGCTGCAAACGCAATGATTGATAGTTTATTTGATGCAGCAAAAGCATTAGATGCTAACTACGTTCCAAAAGAAGGTAGAAAAGCTTTCATTAAATTGGAAGAATACTACAAGCTTGCAAACGGAACTAACGTAGTAAACGTTGACTTTAGTGGTCAGGGTTCAATCGCAGAAGGCAAAGTAATGAAAGTTGCTGGTATTGAATTAATACCAACTGCTCACTTTGTAGCTTCAGATTTCTCTGCATCTACTGATGTAAACGGTGGTTCTGCTACAGCTGGTGGTTCTAACCCACAACAAGTGAACTTAGCAAACTATGTTTGTTTAGTGTCTCACCCAAGTGCGGTAGGAACTGTTAAATTAATGGACTTGGCAGTTGAGTCAGAATATGACATCAGAAGACAAGGAACATTAATGGTAGCTAAATATGCTA